TGAAGGTTATTTTGATGACTTGGTAATGAGTTTAGTTATGTTTGCATGGGTAACCAGCAATACATATTTCACCGATCTGACAGACATTGACATTAGAAAAAAGTTATATGATGGTCAGATGAAACAAATAGAAGAAGAACTGACACCATTTGGTATAATAATGAATGGCACTGAAGAAGAAGTTTTTGTTGATAGTGGAGACCTATGGTCTGTTGATGCTGCACCAACTAAACGTGGTTGGATGTAAAGTAGACATCTTATAAATAAGTTTATAACAAAAAAGACAGTGGTTTTTGTCAGTTTTAATATACAAGGAGAAGAAAATGGCATTTCAATTATCGCCAGGAGTCCTAGTTACTGAAAAGGATCTAACTAACGTCGTACCAGCAGTCTCAAGTTCTGCTGGTGGATACGTTGGTTACTTCCTCTGGGGACCTGTAAACGAAATTCAAACAGTTTCGTCAGAAAACCAACTCGTCCGCGAGTTTGGTAAACCAACAAGCACAACTACAGTACACTTCCACACTGCTGCTAACTTTCTTGGTTACGGAAATAATCTACAACTCGTTCGTGCAGTTGGCACAGCAGCAAAGAATGCTGTTTCTTCCGGAACTGCAATTGCAATTAATAACCAAGATGTTTATGATGCATCGTATGCTGCAGGTGAAGCCTCAGTTGGTCCAGTTGCTGCAAAATATCCAGGTGCTGCGGGTAACTCTCTGCTAGTCAGTGCCGCTGACGCATCCGCATTTGGTGCTTGGACATACAAAGAACAATTCGATGGCACTCCTGGTACATCTGATTATGCTACCTCGAAAGGCGGATCTGACGACGAACTTCATATTGTTGTGGTCGACGAAGATGGTGTATTTAGTGGTATTGCAGGAACTGTTTTAGAAAAGTTCTCATTCGTTTCGAAGGCGTCAGATGCTAAGAATTCGGATGGTTCTTCTAACTATTATAAGAATGTATTGAACACACAATCAAAGTATGTTTGGTGGATGGATCATCCTTCAACTACTGGATCTGGTCTAGAGTGGGGTTCGGCGGCAGCTTCAGGCGGTTATAAAGATGCTGGGTTTACCGCATCGTTAACACTTGGAGTCGATGCTGCTCCTGCTTCTAGTGATCTTCAAACAGGTTACGATCTGTTCGCTAACAAGGAACTAGTTGACGTTTCGCTTCTTCTGACAGGCGGACATGCTGTTGCTGTTGCTCAGCACGTTATTGATAACGTTGCTCTAGATCGTCTTGACTGCGTTGTGTTCCTCTCACCTCCTCTGGCAACAGTCCAGAACAATGCTGGTGACGAAGCAGACGACATCGTAACATATAGAAGTTCAACCTTAAATCGTTCGACTTCATACGCTGTTATGGATTCAGGTTGGAAGGTTCAATACGACAAGTATAATGACACCTATGTTAACATTCCTTTGAATGCTGATACTGCAGGTCTTTGTGCTCGTACTGATCAAACCAATGATCCATGGTGGTCACCTGCTGGTTTTAACCGTGGTGCTATTAAGAATTGCGTGAAGTTGCTTTATTCGCCAAACCAAACAGATCGTGATACTCTTTACAAGAATGGCATCAACCCAGTTGTGTCGTTCCCAGGACAGGGTGTTGTTCTTTATGGTGACAAGACACTTCTTGCTAAACCATCGGCATTCGATCGTATCAATGTTCGTCGTCTATTCATCGTTCTTGAGAAAGCGATTTCAACTGCTGCTAAGTTCCAGTTGTTCGAATTCAACGATGTCTTCACTCGTGCGCAGTTCAAGTCACTAGTTGAACCATTCCTCCGCGATGTTCGTGGTCGCCGTGGTATCTATGACTTCCGTGTCGTATGTGACGAAACAAATAACACTGGCGAAGTAATTGATCGTAATGAGTTTGTTGCAGATATCTACATCAAACCTGCCAAGTCGATTAACTTCATCTACCTTAACTTCATCGCAACTCGTACCTCGGTATCGTTCGAAGAAGTTGGTGCCTAATAACCCGAATAAATAGAATTATAGGAGAAATCTATTATGGATATTTCAAAGTTTAAAGGGTTACTAGGTGCTGGTGGTGCAAGACCAAACCAATTCCGTGTAATTCTCAATTGGCCTGGATATGTAACATCCGTTCCTGACAGAGAATATGCGCTGTTGGTTACTGGTGCTGCCCTTCCTGCATCAACAGTAAACCCAACTCTCGTTCAGTATCGTGGTCGCGAAGTGAAACTCGCTGGTGAGCGTATCTTCGATCCGTGGACAGTAACAATCATCAATGACACTGAAATGTCACTCCGTAAACCATTCGAAGAGTGGATGAACGGAATGAATGATCTGGAATTGAACACAGGTGTTCTTACACCAACAGACTATCAAGCAGATATTATCGTTCAGCATCTTGATCGTAATGATGATGTGCTGATGGAATATACTCTGTTTAACTCGTTCCCGATTAACATGTCAGAAATTGGTTTGCAATATGGTCAGAATGATGTAATCGAAGAGTTCACCGTAACCTTCAACTACTCACACTACCTAACTGACACACTTTAAGAGTAATCTAATATTATGGAAATTTTTGGTTATAAGATTACACGGTCTTCGGAGCCACCGACGGAAAAATCGTTCGTGGCTCCGACAGACGACGGTGGCACAGACGAAATTAAAGCAGGTGGTTATTACGGAACTTATCTAGACTTAGATGGGACTGCCAGTACAGAACAAGAACTTATCAGACGCTATCGTGACATTGCTGGTATGGCAGATGTCGACACAGCAATTGATGATATTGTTAATGACTCTATCTCAAATCTTGATGACGAAGATCCAGTTAGAATTAATCTGGATGATGTAGAGATGTCTGCAGGTATCAAGAAAGATATCGAAAAAGAATTTGAAGAAATCTTAAGAATTTTAGATTTTAAACTAAGAGCGCATGATTACTTCCGCCGTTGGTATGTTGATGGTAGATTATTCTTTCATAAAGTCATTGACACAGCAAACCCAAGACAGGGTCTGACCGATGTTCGATACATTGATCCACGAAAGATTAAAAAAGTTCGCGAGATCGTCAAAGAAAAAGATACCAAGACCAATGTTGATTTTATCAAACGCATTGATGAGTATTTTCTTTTCAATGAAAAAGGTGTAGT